TAATCCCATGCACGCCCCTTCAAGCCAACGGGTGCTCCTTGGTAGAATTGATCCGGGTCATTTCCCCAATGTGGTTTGACCATAAACCACGCAACCGTTTCATCCCTATCCATTGCCAACCACTTATACTCTTTACTCATCACACACGCTCCTCGATTAGAATTGTTAACTTATCCACCCACAAAGATATCCGCTTGCTGAATCTGCCGCGCACTGGGCCACCTGGAAGCTGGCACAATAGCGCGATTGCTATTCTGTAGAATTTAGACATACACATACCCACGCCTTTCTGCGCTATCAGTGAATTGCAAGGAACGAGGCTCAAACCACAACTTGACCTTGCCCTCCCATTCCCCGTTACGCTGCTTGTAACAGCCTAGGAGACAATCTGGCTCAGAATCTACATACTCGGCAGGGTTCGTGTTCTTCTTGTCCTCCTTGGGCTTATTGCGCCAAACAGAAAACACGTTGTCTGCCATGTCAGTGATAGCTCCTGAACCCTTTACGTCCATTTTATTTGGTGGGGAGTCTTCATTCTCACGTTTGCGCGAATGGACTACAAGGTGTACATGCACATCGTTTTCAACTGCGAAGTCGGTTATTGCATCAACAAATGATTTCTGACCATTATAGTCATCGTCGTTATACCCACACTTACTCAAGTTATCTATTATGAATTGCTGAATTCCATATCGCTTATATGCGTATTGGAACACCTCAAGTATACGAGCGGCCTTGGCTGTACCTCGGAGATTGAAAAGCCAAATATTGTTATCAAGCAAATCGCGCACCTTCTCGCCCTGCTCTTTCGATGGGCTATTAGTAAAGCTGGCCTGACGATATTGACGGGATAAAAGTTTTTCCGGTTTCATCTCTAACGATGCCACACACGTTCTAACACTGAGATAGGCGTTATTCACGCACACTTGCCCCAAGGCTTGTGTTTTACCGTGTCCGTTCATGCCAACCCATATGGACACTTCCCCGGTCCTTATGCGGATTGTGGTGTGTGTCTTCTCCCAAGGAAGGACAGACCCTTGAGCTGATGGTGGTTGGTTAAGATATGACATAACCTCATTATGGAACTCAGACGCACACTTTAACTCTTCGGGGTCAATGCTCTTTGCATCTTCAATGCACGTCATAAGATTTAATCCAGCGGCAAGGGCTTCGTTTGCGTCCTTATGCCCCTTCAAGTCTGGGATCAATACCCGATGCTGTCCGAGCCGTGGCATTATCTCCTGGAGAGCTTCCTGACCTGCTTGGTCGTTGTCCATGCTCACATAGATAACGTCATAGTTCAGTAGCCTGTCATATTCAAAGTCTATCCATCTTTGCTTGGCACCCCCGCCGCCGCCGAACGGGACTGACACGGCAGGTACTCCATGCTCTGCATAACTGAGCGCGTCAATCTCTCCTTCTGTTATCACAATCCACCTATATGACGGGTCTATTGCTTGCCAACCGAAAAGGCATGGCATGGAATCCTTACTGACATTACTATTTTTCTTATCATCCTTGTCGCGGCGTTTCCAGAATATTAACTCATCATTCACCAATGAAGGGAAAATAATATCATTGCCATTCTCAGCGACTTTGTATTTTTCTAGTGTCTGCTTTGAAATGAAACGGCTCTTGAAAAACTCAACGACTGGCGAGTCTGGTTTTGTTGCTTTACACTGTGGACGGGAAGGCTTAGAATATTTCTTCCGCTTCTCAAAGAATTGGGGCCGCTCCTCTTTAATACCCAACCAATCCTTTGCCCATGCTACGGACTCACCAATCGAAAGGGCATTGACCGATCCAATGAGGTCTATCAAGTCTCCACTCTCACCTGTTGCAAAGTCTGACCATACGCCGACCTTACCGCCAGCAATACATACCTTCATACTTTTACCTGATTCACCATCGACGCTGCCAACTTCCCATTCATGGCCTCTAATGACGCCAGATGGTAGAAGCTGGCTGCAAAGAGTCTCAGCTTGCAAGGTCAGCATTTGATTTATTTCTGTGATGTCCAACACTATTTAGCTCCTACAAATAAACTTTGGTACGCTTCTTCTTTGCTCTGGTTAACGCCGCCAGTAGAATTCTTCTCCCAAGTGCGGACACACGCCTTCCAATCCTTCATAGAGTTTTTACCAACCTTCCATCCATTTGAATCGTAGTGGTTCATAAAACTCTCAGCATCAACACGGTTCTTCCGCTCAATACAATACTCCCGCACTTCTTTCACCGAAGGCTTCACAAATTTAGATACCCTCTTATTCTTCTTATCTTCCTTCTTCTTCTTACCTTCTTCTTCTACTTCTTGCTTGGAAGTTGGGCGGGTAGTTACTTGCAAGTCTTTTGTGTAATTGTCACATAATTGCTTTAACTTAGGTATTTCGATTCTGAGAAAGTTATCAGTTTGTTCTGTGGAGATTCTTCGTTTGTTCTCAAGATGTTCTAGGAATGTTCTCAGTTTGTTTTTCTTTCCTCTCAACAATGTCTGCCATTTTGACCACGGATAACGGACGGCCCACACACCTTTTTTAGGATCAACATTGGCAGCAACAGCTTCAATTAATTTCCACCAACGAGCAACACCGGGGAGACCGAACGTCTCCTCAAGCTCGACGATGAATTCATCGCTTGAAGCGTCAGACATATGCTTGAACCACTTCATGCTACTTCGCCTTCGGAGTGTCCCAGTAGGCACTTTTGCATTTCGGACAAATACGAACATCATTAGCCTTTCTCGGCACCCAAACATGTCCACACCGCTGGCACTCATTGTGCGTGATCAGAATCTTTTTAGTTGGCTTAGTCATTTTGTTATGACCTCCTTTGTATTTATCTAATGTGTATACCCGATAAGGTAAACTGTCAACAATAAAAATGACGGTTGATAAAGATATTCCATTGTCCCTACCAACCGCCATTAACCATGGAAGCAGTTCTCTACGCTACTTTCCCGAAATTTGTGGTAGCGCCCCGCCAATAGCCTGACGGGACGCTGGTTAGAGGTTAGGAGGAGGTGATTAAAATGGTGGCTGGTCCATCCCACTGGCGTCAGTTGGGAAAGACTGCCCGGGGCCGTTCCCTTGCTGAGGCTGTTGTTGTGGGTCTTGCTGCTGCTGGACCTGCTGGTATCCGCCCTGCTGCTGCCCTTGCTGAGGCTGTTGCTGATTGTCAGGAGCGCGGTCAAGACCTTGCACACTATCTGCCACAACTTCGGTCATATACTTGTCTTGCCCAGTGGTCTGGTCCTGCCACTTACGGGTCTGGAGCTTACCTTCAACCATGACCAAGCGCCCTTTGCCAAGGTAGTTACCGCAAAATTCAGCGGTCTGGCGCCAAGCGACAATATTGTGCCATTCGGTTTTATCAACCTTCTGACCAGTCTGCTTGTCTTTCCAGCCTTCATCGGTGGCAATAGAAAACTTGCACCGAGCTTGCCCGGCTGGTGTATAAGACAATTCAGGATCACGCCCGAGCCTGCCAATCAAAATAACTTTATTCATGCTTCCTGCCATTACTTAATCCTTTTGTGAAAGTGTCTCAAAAAATTATACGTTGCAAACTCCGCGCCTTCCCTTGACTCAGCAAACCAGAACGAACAACGGTACTTGCTCAGCCAGCTAAACACGGTCTGGATAGCTGCGTTACGATTCATGTGTGATTGATAATCTTTTGTTCCAAGGTTCCTGAACGGCTCCTCAATTACTACCATGAAGGCATCTAATTCCAATGCCCTTACCATTTCCTTCTCAAAGCGTTCGCGGCCTGTTGAGATAGAACCGAGTAGGTCTGGCATAGACTTGCGTTCTACGCCCACCACATCCTCAAGACCTTCAATAGAGTAATCAGCAGTTTTCAGGCCAGCTACTTTGACTATCACCCCTTCATACCATGGGCCATCGAATGGGAACGGCGATTGCTCACGGCTGTCTTGGATGATGATCATTTGTACGCCCTCAACTGCTCGACCACATCAGCAAGATCGTTACAAAACGAATCAAGCTCTGTGCCGAGTTTTTCATGGAAATCCTTGTCAGGGGTCACATCAACCCTGAAAAGTGGCATACCGGGGTAGTAGGACACGAAAGACCAATACTTGCGACCGGTGATGAATAGAGAACCCTGGACTTGCTGCACGTATTTTGTAGGCAACTTGTTCCCGAGCATATACCCAACATGAGTATTCAGATTCGGACACTTTATTTCAAGACCACCACCAGAGCCGAGCAGCCCGTCAGGTGAACACGAGAACAGCTTTTTATCATCCTTGTAGCAAAGTGCAACCTGTTCAACGTCCTCCTCTGTTTGGTACTCTAGGTACTTTCGAGCCTCGTCTTCCATCTCAATGGCCTGTGCCATCTTCGCGCTCTGGAATGTTTCAGCCTTAGCCTTGATGATAGTTTCGCCTGCAAGCGTGTACAGGTAGTCCCTACGAGACTTTGAACGCACGCCCTTGCTGGTGACGATCTTGTCAAAGCACGATGCCGATGG